CATTGGAGTATGAGCCCAGCCTCACTCCCATCCTGTTCTTCGCCTCTGGTGCCGTAGCTATACCACGCAAGGCCCTAGAGCAATCCCTAGAGATCCTAGCCACAGAAGCCGTGCCGCACCCCTATCGCATCGACTGGGCTAACGACGAGATGGCAGGCATGTTCCCGACCTTGTGGCTTCCGTTCTTATTGGAGTGCGATAAAGGTAAGGACTACCTCTCCGAGGACTACGCAGCCTCAGCCCGTCTCACACTTGCCGGGGTCAAGCAGTACATGTATACCCCAATCGAGAAGCTCAGACACTGGGGTGACTTCAACTTCACGCTCTGATGGGTAAGCCCAAGAACCTCGGCAAGGACGTCTCGCTGCGTAAGCTCGCAGAGGAGCTTGGCACCCATCGTAATCGCATCACGTGGGCGCTCAAGGATGACCCCAGAGTCCCGGAAGAGGAACGGGAGAAGATCAAGACACTCTGCAGGGAACGAGGTTACACCTTCACCCACCACCCGGACCAGCACCACAACGATAAGCTCACCCAAGACCGAGCTGACGTCATCGTGGCAGGTATCCTTGAGAACAAACCCCTAGCCACCATAGCAGCCGATTCCCAGCTCACAGAACACACCGCGTTCAAGCTCGTTCGCGGCGTTAAGGTGCCCAAGGACTACCCAGAGACCGAGGAAGCATGGCGAACAGATGTCATATCCTTCATGGAGATTGCCATCTGGAAGGGCACTAAACGCTTGGCAGAGAACGGGATGGATGAGATTGACTCACGCACAGTCCCGGTGTCGGTAGCCATCCTAACCGACAAGTTGGCGGTCACAAAGGGCCAACCCACGTCAATCCACGCTTCTTTATCGTTAACGGCAAGCCACAGGGACCTGATGAAGGAGCTGGGAACCAAGGGTCAACAAGACGCCGTCGAGGTCGAGACCAACGCCGAGGTGCTCCCGGAAGGCTCCTGACAGCCACTCACAATAGGTATTATATTCAATTGAGAGGATCTGATGCCAAGCATTAGCCAGTATCATCGTGAAGAATCCGAGTCGGTCATACCAGATGCGTCAGGCATAGGGGGGGAGGGGGTCGAGCATTCGGCTGGGCGCTCAACGGTGACGCATTCCCCAATCGGAAAAAACTTTGCAAACCGACCTGCTCGGAAGTGCCTGACCTGCTCCAAGTCGTTCATACCGGACAAGGAGACCAACCGTTTCTGCCGGGAGAAGTGCAACACCGCGTGGTGGAACGAGCAGCCGCAGCATCCGGTGATCCCGAAGGTCCGTGCGGATCATCCCCGAGCCTTGGAGTTGCGTGACCAGCGGACGCAGTTGTGTCTCTTGGAGAAGGCGGATCCCTACACCTACGGATTCATACCGGACCACTGGGTGCTGGCGAATGGGGTCTGGGAAGAGTGCAGCGAGCTTCTGATCTCCGGTGGCAACCGGGCTGGGAAGACCCTATGGGCAGCTAGGCGGGTGGTGGAGACGCTGCTCTCGAAGGAGAACTGCAACGTGCTCTGCTGCCATACGAGCAATGCCACCTCAGTCACGGTGCAGCAGCCTGCGATCTACCAGTACCTACCGGTGGCCTTGAAGGCTACGAAGAAGGGGAAGATCCACTATCTGAACTACAGCCGTAAGAATGGCTTCACGGACGGCTCCTTCATCCTGCCTAACGGCTCCCGCTGTGACTTCCTGAACTACACGCAGAGTGAGAACACCATCGAAGGCCGTGAGGCTGATCTAATCTGGTGCGACGAGCTGGTTCCGCAGAGCTGGGTAGACACGCTACGGTACCGTTTGGTTACACGTAGGGGTAAGCTGCTGGTGACCCAGACTCCGCTCGAGGGTGTGGCGTCAGTCTACAAGGAGTTCACTGGGGGTGCGGCGATCACCGAGTGGCACAAGGGGCAGATGCTGACTGGTAAGCAGGGATTACCCACATGGCCGGCAGGGAAGGCACCTAGGGTGATGCGGCTGGAGAAGCAGAATCGGTCCACGGTTTTCTTCTTCTCCGAGGACAACCCATACAACCCGTGGGACGAGATGAAGTCCAAGCTGGTTGGTGCGCCGATGGGGCAGATCCTGACGCGTGCCTATGGCTGGGCGAGCGACAACATCGGCAAGGCGTTTGCGAGGTTCCGGCCTGAGACTCACTGCATACCTCGAAGCAGGATTCCTGATGGGGGTACGCTGTACATGGTCTGCGACCCGGCTGGCAGCCGTAACTGGTACTGCCTGTGGCTGCTGGTCTACGAGGATGGCCGCAAGGTGGTGGTGCGTGAGTTCCCGGACTTCACCGGGTACGGAGAGTGGGCGCTGCCGAGTGAGAAGGCGGACGGAAAACCGGGTCCGGCTCAGACGTTGGAGGCGGGTCGGAGCGTGATCGAGTACCGGCAGCTATTCCGTACTATCGAGTAAGAGATTGGCCGTGGGGAGCCGGTAATGCGTTTGATTGACCCTAGAGCGGGTGGCAGTCCGGCATTGAGCGAGCAGGGTGGGACGACGCTGATTGACCTACTGGCCGAGCCTAGCGATCAGGACGATGGCATGGCGTTCATTCCAGCTCCGGGTGTGCCGGTTGACCAGCGGACGGCTGCCATCAACTCCGACCTGAGTTACGACGCTACAAAGCCGCTCACGTCCTTGAACGAGCCGAGGCTCTACGTGGTGGACGACCTGCACAACCTGATCTGGTGCATGTCAGAGCATACGGGCAGGGATGGCCAGAAGGGTGCATCCAAGGATCCGATCGACTGCTTGGGCATGCTTTTGATCTCCAAGATAGAGCATGTGGGTGCCGGTGGGCTGGATAGCTACGGCGGAGGGGGGTATTAGCGTTGCTTTTTAGGCAAAAAGAGACCAAAGGGCTGCAGATGCAATACGCGACGAGTTACAAGACCAGTGGTGATGCAATGGCGCATGTGGGTGACGCGCCGGACGTGGGTGCGCTGAACGAGGAGCTGCGCCGTGCGGCAACTGACTTTGGTCTTGGGACTCGTGTTGGTCAGGCTGAGAACACCCGGTACTGCCGCTGGGACGGTCAGAGCGGTGACGGCAAGAAGTGGAATGACAACCAGCCGAATGGGAAGATGGCGTTCCCTTGGGACGGTGCGTCCGATACGCGGATCCCGCTGGCTGACGAGGTGGTCAACGGGCTGGTTGACGTGTGCTCGACGGCCTTCTGGCGCTCGATGCTGCGTGTTGCTCCAACCAACGTGCGGAATCTGGACACCGCGGTGACGGCGCACAGCCTCATGGACTGGGTGATGAACCAGAAGCTCTACACGGACATGACCCGTGAGGTGGAGCTCTTGAGTCAGTACCTGTGGACCTACGGCTGGGCGGGCGTGCATGTCTCGTGGCAGCAGGAGATCGGTCAGAAGGAGCAGTACGTCACGGTCGAGCAGCTCATGGCGATCGCGGCGCAGAGCCCAACTGGCAGCGTGTTGGCGGACCTGCCGAATCTGCTGGCGAATCCGGACGCCACCGACCAGTTGGCCGAGCTGCTCATGGCGGCTTTCCCGAATCTCAAGAAGCGCAAGGCTCTGGAGTGCGTGAAGGACCTGCGTGAGGAAGGCGAGTGCGAGATCTACGTGCCGACGCTGGTGAAGAACTCTCCGAGCGTTGCGGCATTGGCTCCATACGATGAGCTGGCGTTCCCGCCGGAGACGACCGACATCCAGAGTGCTCGTGTGGTTTTTCGTCGCTGCTACATGACCGAAATCGAGGTGATGCAGCATGTCGAGACCGACGACTGGGATGAGGAATGGGCTAAGCAGGCGATTGCCACCCGAGGACGGTTCAGCAACTTCAGCGACTACACCTACACCATTGGGCTGACCAACAACGCGGTGTTGGACCGTGAGAACCTGATCGAGGTGGTGTACGCCTACCAGAAGGCGCTCGATGAAGACGGTGTCCCGGGCGTTTACTGTACAGTATTCTGTCCACAAGTGGGTGATTCGTGGGGCAAGTTCGAGCTGATCGACTACGAGCACGGTCAGTATCCGTTCATCGTGTGGCGCAGCGAGGTGATCCATCGGAAGATCGTCGAGAGCCGTGGTGTTCCTGAGATCTGCAGCACCTGGCAGAATGAAATCAAGGCCCAGCGTGATTCGATCTTCGATTACACGAGCCTGAACACGATTCCGCCGATCCAAGTTCCTAAGACGAGGGGCGGAAACCTGCGTCTTGGGCCTGCGGTGCAGATTCCGGTGCTGCGTCCGGGCGAGATCTCGTTCATGCAGCCGCCTGCGCGTGAGCCGAGTGTTGCGTTTAACCTCATCGCAGCCATCGAGACGCAGGTGGACAGGTACTTTGGCCGTCCCACCGAGAAAGTGCCTCCTGCGCTCACTCAGATGCGGCAGCAGAGGCTCGTGAATAATTGGCTGCATGGCTGGACCGAGGCGTTCCGGCAGGTTCTGAGCCTAACGTTGCAGTACACTGGGCCGGAAGAGGTGGCTCGTATCACCGGAAGCAACGTTCCGCTGAGTACCAACGTCCAAGAATTCGACGTTTCGCTGAAGTTCGACGTGCGCGAGCTGCAGACCGACCTCGTGACCGAGAAGCTCAAGGCGCTTTCTAGCCTCGTTCTGCCGCTGGACAGCGTTGGCGTGGTGGATCGCACCAAGTTGGTGGGTCTGGCGCTGCGTGCGATTGATCCGACTCTGGCTAATGAGCTTATCATGCAGGCTGGACCGGCCTCGCAGAAGATGTTCGACGAGACCAACGATGAACTGGGCCTGATGAGCCTTGGCAATCCTCCCAAGCTGCGTGAGAACGATCCGACAGCTCAAGCAAGGCTTAACTTTGCGCAGCAGATCCTGCAGGCGAACCCGAAATACCAGCAGCAGGCACAACAGGATCCGT